TTGTGTTAATGTATCTAATATTAAAGTAGCATTTTTAGAATTAGAAGCAAAAGCTTGTATTTGTTCTCTTGTTAATCCTAATTTTTTTTCTAAGATTGTAAATACTGGAATACCATTAGCCGCTAATTGACTTAATGATTGTAAATTCAATCCACCTTCTGTTGATTTAGCAAATAATCTAGTTAAATCATTTAAAGTATCTATTGGTTTTGCAGTTCTATTAGCTGTGTCTATAAATGTTTTTAATAATTTCTCAGTTGGATTAATGCCTGAGTTATATAATGTTATAAATGAATCTGATAATTGACCAATATCAAATTGGCTTTTTTTAGATAGATCATTTAATAATCTAAATGCTTCAGCACCAGATTCAGTTGATCTTGTGATTGTTGATAATGTAGTTCTTAAATCTTCAAATTTTGCAGTTGTATTTACTATTTCTCTTAAAGTTGTTGAACCAATGTATGCAGTTACAGCTAATATAGCATTTTTAAATGTTAAGAATGAACTTGATACTTTTTCTGTTGCATTTCCTAAATTAGAAACTTCTTTTTTTACATCACTTAATGCTTTTGAAGCATTGTCTATTGCATTAAGTTTTATGTTTAGTTGCTGATCTGCCATAGAGTTTCTCTTTATCTGCCTTCACTTTAAAGTAAGCTATCCAATAGTAAAATTCGTCTTGTGTCATACACAAAACTTCTTCCATACTCATTTTTAATTCTTGACCCAAAGCAAGTATGGAATACAACTCCGAATCAAATCTTACTTTTTTTCAGCTTCCTCGTAAGAAACACCTGCTAACATCTCGGTAGCAACTCTAGCTATAACATTTGCATCAGCATTATTCAATAATGTTAATTTGTCATCTAGCTTAAATATTTTATTTCCTTCAGCATCTTTAGCTTTTAAAACGATTGCATCTACCAATACTCCTAGATCATCATTCTTAGCACCTTTAAAAAGATTTCTCTTTTCTGCTAATGTAAATGGTGAGCAGTATATTATTAAAGGTTTGCCTTCCTCGCCCCACTCAGCTACCTCAATCTTTTTAATACCAAGACTTTCAAACTGTGCCTTCACTCTATCTATTACGTTCATTGTTCTTCCTCTATTTAATTAATTAACTTGCTGTTGATAAACTTAATGTACCAGTTCCTTGAAAAGATATTTCTGATTCAACTAATCCATCAAAAGAAGCAGATACAGATTTACCAGTTACTATTGCTGTTCCTGTGTAATATTTGTCTCCAGCAGTAGCACCTTCAAAATAAAACGATACTGTTATTTCAGCACCAACTACTAAAGCGATTTGTGCTGTGTCCACTTCGTCCATGTATAAAGATGCAGTTCCAGTCCAAGAAGTTAAACCAGTTTTATAAGTTCTTGTAGAATCTCCCATTGAAGTATCTTCAATAGTATCTCCAGTTGTTTCTAAAGAGTAACTTCTAAGTTCTCCTAGTGTATTAGCACCAATTTTAATCAGTCCTTCTGACCCAGTATGAGTTGCCATTTGTTGTTCTCCTTGTTTGTTTATATTAAGGTGTGCCAGAAGTGTATTGATACATAACTCGCACCACCATTCTGATACCACCTATTGGGAATAAAACTCCTTCATCAGTAGAAACTTCTACTACCTGAGTTTGTTTTGCATACCCACCTCGTGTTCTATCAGAATCTAGTCTAGTTTCAATCGTTGTGATTAACTCATTACGTTTTGTGTCAATATTGCTTGTAGTTCCTTTGACATAACCAACGATTACAAAATCTGCTGTTGCTTCTCTTAATGCACTTGAAAAACTTATAGTTCTATCTGATCTAACTTCATTTCCTGATTGTACAAAACAAGCTGGATATTGTTGCTCAGATAATTCATCAACATTAAATGGTTCTCTAGTAACCTTCTTTAAAGTTATAGGAGATGTTCCTGTTGAAATAGTTGTTACTATATTATTTGCGATATCTTCTCGTTTGCTCATTTAATAGTACTAAGTTTGTTATATTCTTTCATAAATACATTCATTACTGGTTGTATTTCTCTTGCACCAATAGCAAAGAATTTTCTTTTCTTTTGATTGCCTAATGCTTTAGTGTTTTGGAATTTGTTTGCAAAATAAATAATTGCATAACTTGGATTAGATTTTTGTGTTATGTTTGAAAGCATCTGACCTGAGAAGTTTAAATCTGGGAATTGTACTTGTCGCCCAGCATTTTTTCTAAATATTTTGTAAGCTTCTGTATATGGTGGGAATGAATTGCCATCTGCACTTGTTCCTCTTTGAGTTCTTTGTTTAATTAAACCCATTAAGAATTCAGCAGTTCTTCCTAATGCAGTCTTAACTATTTGTGGTTGTTCTCTTACTTGTTTTTCAAAGTTCTTTGCAACTTGTAATGAGTTATCTTCAACAGTTATTTTCATCTGATAAGTTGAAGTCTATGATAAGGTGCTTTTTCAGCATCTTTGATTGTATTAGAATCATCAGCATCATATTCAACACCATCTCTTAAAATATCTTCTAATTCACTTGAATACATTTGTTGATAATGTTTCATCATTACTTGGAATCTATCTGGGTTATCATTTGAATTAAATTTAGTTAATTGTGGACAAGCATAAAAACCAATCACTCTAAATACTGATAGTCTTTTAAATTGTGAATCAGTTAATAATGTACCATTCATCTCAGTTGTATTAAGTAAAGATATATCTCTATAAGTTTGTTTAACATAAACTGGATACCATTTTATTCTTAGTTCTCTTTCAATATCTGCTCTTGCTAATGCGTGATAATCATTAGGAGTTGTAAATGATGCTATGCCGAATCCTAGAATGTCTGGTTGATATACTTGTAAATCTGTATCAGTTGAAAAGTTTGCCATGTTAATCCTTTATAATATATTTTCTTCTTATTTTTCTCGGAGTTACTTTAGCAAATATTTCAGCTTCAGTCATTCCTAGTTCTTTGTCAAATCCGTAATGTGCGTTTGATGAATGTTTAAATCTATCTACTAACACATAGCGATAAACATAATCCTTGTTTTTAAAATGCAAAACTGTTTTTGGACTGTCTATCTGTTTCATTGTAGTTGGTGGGGCTTTTACACCCCACCAAAATAGCATTAATTAAAATGCCGCATCAGTTGTGATTGCTACACCAAAAGATTCTTTAACTACTGCTTTACCATAAACGATAGAAGCAACAATTTCAGTCGCTCTAAGAGACGCATCTCTTTGAGTTTCAATTTTGAAATCTTCTTTCATAGCTAGTCCGATAGAAGCAGGGTGGAATACTCCGCCTACTGAATCATCAGAAGCATCAATAGATAAGTTAGCATCTTCAAACACATCAATACCAGCAATTCTTCCGATATATCCGTTTCTTAATGCTTCGTTACCAATTTCTGATAAGGCATAAGAAGATGTGCCGTAACCAGCTTGAGTTAAAGTTTTCTTTAAATTGAAAACTGCTTTAGGGTGAAACACACCATAATAAGGTGCTGGAACACTTAAAGTTCTTAACTGTGCTTGTGCTTTGAAAAGCAAATCAGCAGTTAATTCTGTTCCTGCCGCACCAGCAGTATTCGTAGTAAAGCTAGAGAATAATCCTACTAAGTCAGTATCAACTTTCTTAGCGATTGCTTCTCCAAATAATTTACCAATATCAGCACCAACATTTCTAGAAGCTGAACTAGCACCTAAATCTGTAAGAGTTGTCATAACACCAATTTCTGAAGCTGTGATAGTTGCAGACGTTGGGTTTACGGCTGTATTAGACAAATCAGTTGCTTCGTTTACTGCCGCCGCACTGATTGTAGGATAAACTGGCACTTCTGCAGCTTTTCCTGAATCCATTAAAGGATATAGAGTTACAAGAGGTCTCATTACTGAAGTCTCTTGGAATGTGAATATAGCTTCTTGAGTTATATTCGTGAAAAGTTCCGATAGTGTAGAACTTGTTGTTTCATTAGCCATTGTTTTATTTTAGTTAGTTGTTAAGTTACTTTCATTTTAAATAAACCCTGATCTCTTTGTTTCCTCATTTCAGCATATAATTTTCTGTCATTCGGATTATTCAAATCAAGATCACCTATTTTTAATTGCTTAGGAGATGCACCACCAATCTTACTTTGTGAACCTACTCCACTTTGAGTAGCCATCACATGATGTGGATTGTTTTTTAAATATTCAGCAACCAAATCATTTACAGTCATTGGTTCACCTTTATCTGTATATCTAGGAGTTCCGTCTTCGTTTATCACTTCAGTAGAACCTTGTTCGTTAAGTCTAACATTATTTCTAAGTAACTGTTTAACTTCTGCTGGTTTAACAGCTTTCAGTCCACTAGCTACATTGACTAATGTTTCGTCTATACGAATCCTTTTTAATTCAGATTCCAACGATTGAATTTTTGAATCCTTTTTTGATACTGTTTCCTTCAGAACTTTATCAAACTCGCCACGTTGTTTAGCGATCTCAAGTTCCTTTTCTTTTTTTTCTTGAAGTAGCTTTTTAGCTTCTTCAATATCTATTCCATCAAGTTTATTAGAAACAGTTTTTTTATAACGTTCTAATCTTCTTTGAACTATGTTTTCTAACTGATCTGCTGTGAAAACTTTGTTCTCAGTTTCTTGATTTGCAGAAACTTCTACTCCAGCATTTGTTTGAGTTGCTGTATTCTCAACCGACTCTTGTTTTACTTGGTCGTTCATTGTTTGTTCTCCTTCTATATTGTTATAAATGTCAATTATCAAGGAAATTGTAAAAATGCAACAAAGTTGTTGCTAAAATGTTCTAATCTGCTGTGTATTCAAAAGTACCATCTTCTTTAATAGTACCCCAATCTGTGCTTATTGGTTGCCAATGATGCCTACAATTATATCCACCTCTATCTAAGAATGGGTCGCTACCAGATTTTCCTTGCCAATCTTGTTGCCATAATGCTCTAGCTTCTTCTTCAGTAAATACTTGATTAACGTGTTCAACGCAAAAATCTCTACTATCTCTAATAACAGTTCCATAATAAACATAACTAGTTAATCCTAATTCATCTGCTCTATACTTTGCAAACTGTCCATCAAATCCCATTAAAGCATCTTGAACTATTTGACCTGAATAGACTGCAAGATTTGCACCTGTAACAGTAGAACCATAAGTTTGTTTAAGTTCATCTACTGCTGTTTTATAATCTTCTGTATTGGTCTTACCAGCGATCTTTTGTTTTTGTATGAAGTCCACAAGTTCTTGTTGCTTCTTAGTATCTGCTTGTTGATAGATTCCATTGATTGTGCTTCTAATTGTATCAACTACATCAGCAAAAGGTTTTCCTACTAATGATGATTGATAAATTTCTTGTGCCAATGTGTTAGTAAATTCAGTAGCTAAGTTTTGGAATTGACTAAATGCAATCTTCTTTAATTGTTGAATAGTTACTAAATCAGCTTCAGTTATTTGTTTAAACTCATTAGGTATTGGAAGCTTTCCATAAGTTGCTACAATCGTTCCTGCAATCTTATCATAATCATTTATGAATGTTTGAACCTTAGCTAAATAAAGTTCTTCTATTGCTTGTTGTAATTTTGGTCTTATTTCAATCGCTAGTCTTGTATTAAATAATGCACCATCTTGTATTGGAAGTTCTGATACAGATTGAATAACTCTAGTCTCTAAAGTTCTTAAAGTATCGTTTAATAATTTTTGATGCTGTGCTTCTAAATTGTTTACTGCTCTTGCTCTAATACTTTGCAGTTCTTGTAATAAATCTTGTGCCACATTAAACTGTTGGTAATGTTATTGGTTGTTGTGGAAACTCACCGATTGCAGTTGTATTGTTATCAATCTCAGAATTGATTTGTTCTAATGTCATATCATCATCAATAACTGTTTTAGCAATTTGTTTATCAATCTCTTTAGCAAATGTAGCAGATTTAATATTACTTGCTTTAGCCGCTTGTAATAATTCTAAATCAGTTGCCCAGTCTCTAATGTCAAATGATTCAGGATATTCTATTTCTCCATCAAATACTGTTTCTTGCCAGTCAGCAAATAATCTCCATATTTGTTCTTCTGCAAGTTCCATAAGTTTTGATTTCTCAGATAGTCTTGCATTTAATAATTCAAATTCAGTTCTTAATGCTATACCAGATTGTACTCGTTCAGCAGTTGCTCTAATAGTTCCTACATGAGATAAACGATTGATTGCTTCTACTTTGTGATTAATTGATTTTAATACACTATCAAGATTACTTCCACTTGGTTGTAGTATGTAAGGTTTTAAATTTGCATCTAGGTTTTCAGGGATTTCAATTATACTTCCTGCACCTGCACCTGCATCAGTATCTTTTGTTTTAACTAAGCATGGGTGATTAGATAATCTAATAATTTGTTCAATCTCAGAAAATTCATTGTAAATAGATTTTTGTAAATCAGCTATGTCAGTTAAATCAGAAACTCCAAAACCTCTCATAGGTGATCTTTGATTGTATAAAATAACTGCTGGTATTCTTTGAATTGGATTTGGAACTGAATCAATTAATTTAGGTTCATCTCTATTCTTGTTTGAAATAAATACTGTATCAATTTTATCTATGTACCAAAGTTTATAATATTCTCCTTCATCAACTGAAGATTCTCTAATTTTTAAATAATCTAAATAATAATATCCTGCTGGGTTTCTTGTATAATGCCAGTCTAAAACATTCTCAGGTGTATATATGTTTATGTAGGGTCTAATTCCTTGATCTAATTCTTCTGCTCTAGTCATTACGTTTGTAGAAGGTTTGTCAATTAATAACCAGATATGTCCATAAACAGAAGCTAGTCTTTGTGCTTCTCTCATTAAGTCATCAAATGATCTACCTTCTAAATCTGCATCATCTAAAAATTGTTCTACTGATAAATCATCTTGTAATGTTCCAAGTTGTCTTGTTGGTTCTACTCTAAATAAAAATGAAGAATAAATATCTACAATGTTGCGACAATGATTATCTAAAGCTGTGTACTGAATACGTTTGTAATATTCGTTTTCAAATTCTAATTGGTAAGGTTGTAAGTATTTTCCGTCTTGGTATTCTTTGCCACCTAAATATGATCTGATGAAGTATTCCCATCTTGGCATCATGCCTTTGTATTGCGAATGTTGTGCTTCTATTTCTTGTCTTGAATAAGCCATTAAGAAAATCTCTTAGGTTGTGATTTAGGTAAGTTAGATGATATTGGAAATAAATATTCTATTGCGTACCCTAGTGCATCAGTCATGTGGTCAAAGCCATTTCCCTTTTCAGGTTGATTAGTGTTTTCCTTATAAACTTGTTTCATTAACGAATTTATTAGTGTTTTACAAGAAGGATTAATAAAAATACTTCTTTTTCCTTCAAATGACTTTAATTTACTATTAACAGAATTGACTCTATCTCTAATTAAAGCATGAGTGGATTTACACTTAACATTTAATCCAGCATTTTGCAATATAGTTAAATCAGTTCTACCACCAGCAGAAGTCTTACGTTGTCTTGAAGCTGGGTCAGGATAAACAATCATCTTTTGTTTTGGATATCTGCTAAACAGTTCATCAATAAATTCATCAGTATTAGAACTGTAAATAACTATCTCATCAAATATTTCTACAACTCCATTCTTAACATGAAATAAACAAGCACTCATTGGGTCTATGTTAAAGTCCAAGCCAATATGAATCATAGCATCTTTATCGTACTTACATTCTTTAACATTTTCTTGCCTATCAAAATTATAATAAACAACTCCTGAATATGTTTCAAATGATGCTAAGTATTCTTGTCTAAATGTTCTCTCATCTAAATCATTCATGGCTTGTCTAATTTCTTCTTGATCTACTTGACCACCATCTAATGTAGTGTACTTAAATGATTTCCACTCAGGGTCAGAACCTAAACCTTTTTGATAGATGTCATAAGACCAGTTACCATAACCTCTTGGTGTTCCTATGAATAATACATTTCCTGTAACGTGTTTATCTGAGATTGTTGGTCGCAGAACTTCAGTCCAAGCTTCAACTGGTATATCTGCATACTCATCTAAAAGTAGGAAATCTAATCCTACTCCTCGTAAATTATCAGGAGACTTATCAGCACCTTTTAAACTTATCTGTGAACCATTCCTAAGTATCAAAGATAGTTCTGTTTCATTAGCATATTTAATCCATCTTTTTTCTATGACTAATTTCTTTAATTGCTTCCACATAATCTCCTTACTCATTCTGTAAGTAGGTGCTACATAGAATATCTTTGAGTTTGGTTTGCGACTTGCGAATCTAAGCAGTTCATACATAGATAAGTGTGTCTTGACGAATCTTCTGCCTGTAATTAGAACTCTAAATCTATTGGGACAAGTATATACTTCTAGTTGTGGTTTACTAAAAGGCATTAGTTATCCGATCTTACACTTTTATCTAATTCTTGTTCTAGTTTTTTAATGTAAATTTCTTTGGCTTGTACTTCTTCGTTTAAGATGTCTATTTTTTTTCTAAGTTCGTAAATGATTCTCTCTAAGTCGTGGCTACCACGCATACTTGCATCAATCATACGTTTTGTTTTTTTTCTTCCACACATTTGAACATTAAATCCTTATAGATAATACCTTGTTCGTTTAAAGTTTCTATAATTAAATCTCCTTGTTTATCGCCAAATTTATAACAATCTTCAATACTCTTAAAAGTCCTATCATCTTCCATCTTTAAAAATATGGGTCTATATTCTTGACCATTAAAGATCAGTACAAAGAATATTATAAAATATTCCACTACTTTTTCTTATTCTGATATGCCCTCAAATATCTTCTGCCTAAAGCTACTGCTTCAGATTTGCTTTTGCCTTTATAACCCCAAGCTTCTAAACTTAGTTTTAATCTAGTCTTGCGTCCCTTCTCATCAAACAATCTACCTCTAGAACTTCCCATTCTAACTAAGAATGAACCTTTGCGTCTATATTCAGTTAAAGTATCTGGTCTTGATTTAACTGGTGGTCTTAGATTGCTACCAGTTGCCCTGTTATATCTTGCTCTACCTTTAGATGATAAACCACCTCTTGGGTTCTTATCAGATTTTAATAAACTAAACTTCATTAATTTTCTTTGTGTTAATTGTTATTGGTGCAGTTGGTTTTCTAATTTTTAAGCCATGACGTTTCATCAATAATAATACAGTACAATTATTACAAGCTTTTATATGTTGCTCTAGCTTATTTGTTATTTCTTTCTTACAAAATATACATTTACTTGCCATCTTCTGCCTTTAATTCTATTTCTTTTGGTTCTTCTACTATATCATAAATTGGCAAAGGTGCATCACTATCAGAATCAAATCTTTCATTTACTTGACCTAGCATTTGTTTACCAAGCCAAATCAATAAAACTGGGTTTCCCTTCTCTACTGCTACCTGCCATTGTTTACGTCTTAAACTAATATTTCCTTCTGCTTTCCCTTTAGTGATTTCTGCTGAAAAATTATTGTGTAAAGTATCTCTATGGCAACCAAAAAAATCTGCCATTTCTTGCATAGTACAATGTAATCTAGCTAGTCTTACTACTTGTTCTGGGTCTATATCAACCTTTGGTCTACCTACCTTTTTAACTTCAGATTGAATTGTAGGTTTTTCCTGATTGCTCATGTATAGCTTCTTTGCCTGTAAATTGTTGCCACCTTTGTATTATTACATCACAATACTTAGGGTCTAATTCAAGTATAAATGCGTTTCTTCCTAACTTCTCACAAGATATTAATGTACTACCAGAACCACCAAATAAATCTAAAAC